GACTATTTATATTTATTTACAATGGACTCGACCCCTTTCGGGGTCTAATCTCATCATAAAAGAAATAAAAGAGGGGGTCCCTGGGTCCCTTCCGTATATAGGTCTTTAGTAAAAACTTAAGGTGCCATTTTGGGTCAAGCTGGTAGCCACTTGTGATGTTTAGTCGTTTCTATCTGAGGGTTTCTTCTTGGATGACGTATAGTAACCAATTGGAACTGGAGGCAGAGGACAACCGATAGAAAAATCGTCGCCTGCGGATAAGAATAACTTAGCTGTGCCTAAGCCTGATTCTTCGAATAATAAGCCAATTCTAAATTGAGGTAAAGTCTCAATCTCTACTTCGGCTGTGGGATGGATCATTGCATATTTGCAGTAATAAGGAACTTCGGCTTCCAACCAACGAGTTTGGTTAGTGTCGATAATGGTAATGCCTTCATCTACTGCTTTCATTGCTGGATCTTCGGGAATGTCATTTTGATTCCAATTGCTCATATACATGGTAACACGATTTGTTCCACTCCAAAGAGCCTTGATTCTATAACTTCCTCTAAGAAAATTGAATGATCTTAAAATGCGTGAGAATTTGTCCAATTGCCCAACATTATCGAAAAAGTAAGGACAGTAATGATTACCATCAGCTGAAGTTGTTAAAGTTGCAGTATACCAATAACTGTATCTTTTCAAGAGAGTAATCCATGAATCGATTTTCTCTCCCATATGAATTTCAACAGGAATAGTGGTCTTAGCAGGAACAAGAGTTTCAAAAGATTTCTTGAACATCGCTCGCATGTCAATAGTTGAATTGACATCTGAGGCTCCTGACTGAGCTTTAAAATTATTCTTTTTCTTAGCAATTGAAGATGGTAGTACAGTACCATCAGTATAGCCACTCCAGAGCACACTGGGTTTCGCAACTTCGAAATCCTCGCCGCCAGATATCCAGACAGCCATGTAAATATTCGTATTCGCAGTATCGGTAGATTGAACTGCAGGGTTAACGATGGTCATAATCAACTGACCGTTAAAGCCTAACGATTGAGTTACAGGTCTGAAATTAGCAACTGAGGGATTTAGAACTTCTGTCCAGTATGTGTCCTTCAAATAGGGGATAGTTATGGAAACCGACGTGTCTCCAGTTATATCCACTATCTTATTAACAGTATCTCCTTCTTCGTTTGCAACAATAGAGGCTGTAAATTTGGGATCGGGTAACCAAGTTATCCTAACTCTCGCTGTGGTGAAGCGCGAACAAGTGAACATAATATGCACCTTGATCGATCCGCGCCAAAACTGAAAGTAGGAACTTAGATGTCCAACCATTGTTAGATATTCTCTTAAGTATCCATCCGTCAAAGCTTCGAAACACATTGTTGGTGTGATCGGTAAAATAAGAATTTTGGTTCCTATAACGTCAGCTTCTGTGAATTTATCCAACAAAATTAAACTAGGTAATAATTTATAGTTCGAAAACCTAGAATAATCCTCCTTATCAGCGTAAATTGTGTTATCTACGGAAACTTTATTCTCAGGATCGAGAGCAAGTTTCTCGCAGCCATCTAGTCCAGATGCATTAGCAAAAGTCGTGACCGACTTCGGCACATATTTCTGAACAGCTTGAGTAGAGGTAGGCTTATTGAGAAAGCCCAACGCTCCAGTAAGAACTTCACCAATTAAGTTCGTACCCATGTCCATGAGCGGACTGGTCAAATTCGAAATTATTTTTCCGAATCCCGATGGTTTTGTTGTTTCCGCCTTAGCGGATATGGTGTTTGACTCACTTCGGACATTAGCTTCTTTTTGCATCTGAGCTTTAAATCCTTTCTTTTCTTCCTTGGGTTCCATTTCGGTCAGTTCCTGGATACCACCAAGTTGGGCTCTGTGAGTTCTGCGTTCCACGGTTGTCATTTTGAGTGACACGGTGTTCCTAAGCCCTAATCCTGCAACCTTAGGTTGTTCGAAATTTGCATAAATATTCACTGCTAGCGACGGTGCAACAGTTGCTCCTACGAGTGCGAGAGGAGCAAGAACATATATAGCAAAAGTTCCAAACCAACCTTTGGCTACAGTCGCGGGGTCATCCTTCATATCCCAATATGTGCTTGGAGCCACATATGGTATAATAAAGTCGACTGGCGCCGTAGTATTGGCCGATAATACTACTGAGTTAAGAGAAGAAGCGGTATAAATGTTTTGGAACACATTTACCACTCCATTGTCCAGTTTGTAGTGAGGTAACCATGCTACCATGAGCTTTCCCGAGTGGAAAGTCGTGGCATTTAGCCTGATGGAAACCCGCACAGCAGATTGAAGGTATTCAAATCTGTTCAATTTTTCTTGCAAGTTGGGTATGTCAAATAATAATTTTGGAAAATCATACGTATTCAACAACGTTCCCATAACATCAGTTCCTTGCCAGATAAATGAAGCCACTGGATATGGTCTAGAGAGTGTGGTAGTCATTCCCTGATCTTCATAGGGGTCCGCATTAGTCAATGCGGGGGATATTAAAATGGGCGTCTCTGCTCGAGGATTCTGTTTCCCTACATTATCAGCAAATGTAGTGGTCGTCACAACAGTTTCCAATGGAGACGTCATTTCCTTCCTGTCAGCATCGTTTACTTGTCCTGATTGACATTTAAATCCGTATTGTGCACGGGCGATGACAGGGGCCATACTAAAGAATCTCCCTTCCAGATCACTTAATTCAAGAGTGATTAGTGAATAACCTTTAATTCTTAGTAGGTGGTTGTATTTTTCCTTGAACTCATGGAAGTACTCCGGTCCCCAAAGCGCTGCCTCTCTTAGTGCAGAGTCTAGCGTCTGAGCCGTGGCGAGTTCGGGATCAAGTCCCAACTTCATCCAGTACGGTGTGTCCTCAATAATTGACTTATCGAGTGCAGCACGACAAATTCCATGGTTGTAGGTAAAGTATCTTTGAAGGTATTTAACTTCGCTAAATGGATACGAGGAAACAAGTTCCTGGTCTTTGAAACATGAGGTATAGATCAAACCCCATTTTGCACATTCAGCTTGTACGTCAAACATATCAAACCATTCGTCTTGGGCCATAGCGTAAAGATGGTCGTCTCCAAATGCTCGAAAAGCTTCATACACATGTTGAAAAACTTCATTCATGGTCTTCTTTTCAAGTTTGGGATCTATGTTAAGCCAAGTATTAATTCCAGTAAATAGGAACATCAACAAGGTAACAAATGAATTTTTGACGGTTGTTAAAACTCTTCCAGATGGATTGCCCCACGTACGGTAAAGTAGATTGATGGCTAGATGTGTCACATGACTCAAATCAAGGTCTAGTGTATCTATCCATAACAAATCTTCTTCCGTAACGAGCCCTCCACGTCGATACCATTCCTTCATGATTTCGCGGAAAATTCTTGAGATTTCTTCTCCTTCCGTAGCATCCTGTTTTGAGAAATCTCCTGCCATAACTCTGATCTGTTGCCACGCTTTAAGAGTGCCTTGTCGACGAGCTAATTTCTTGAAAATAGCTAGAAAAGGTCCGTGTCGACTATAGTCAACTCCCAAATCGCAGAATGAATCTTCGTCTGGTTGTGATCGCATGATATTTTCTACAAATGCTCCGGTGCACATTCGCTCTTCTATCATGTTGTGAATTGGTAATGCGTTCATAACGCGGGTATTACCAATCCACAGTTTTTCGTAATAAACTTCTTCATCCTCCATCGAGTGACATGGAACCCATTCAAATACTTTATTCTGTTTCAATAATTCATCCTTCAGTTGATCGTTTACTACGGGATAGGTTCTCTCTCCTCTTCGATGACATGCTATTTCGTCAAGGAGTTTTTCGTGCACATCTTGTCTAAGTCTATAGTTTCCAGTAGACCCTTCCAAGACCGACATTTTTCCTCTCTTTTTCTGTGGTTCTTTGTTGTAAGGCCAACCAGGTGAAGTCGACGTGTCAATACCATTAATATAGTACCAACCCTTAACTCCATTGATTGCTTCATCTTCAGTTAACATTCTGGGTTCAATTTTGTACTTCATTTTTGAGAGGATGAAGTTAACTGCTTGTTTCCACTTAGGTTCAAAATGACGATTCTTCTCTCTAACTAGCTTCTTTTGGAGGCCAACTTCGAAAGGTGAAACACCACTTTTGCGATCTTTTCCAAGCATAGCTGGAGCATACTCGGATTCACCGAAAGCGTTGTGGAATGGACTTTCAATGATTTCTGATTTGGACGGCTGTCTAGTAGTGAATTCAGATGGTACAGTTCCCAATATCTCGACATTTGAACATTCGAATTTATGATAGTCAAGAACTGATCTTTCAATAGGCAAAATAGGACATGGTAAATGAGTGAGTCCCGACTGAGCCTTGAAAGTTGATTTTCCAATGATTTCCTCTAGATCTTCGGCAGTTACGATACAACACACAGCTTCAGATGTGTTTTCGTTTCCGGCAACATGAATGCCAAAGATTTTACGAACTGATTTGGTGTTATGGATGAGGTAGGGTGAACCACAATCACCAGGTTTGGTTGGTAGTGAAACAATGTAAGAATCAGCGTTAGAAAACTCGCGATGCAGATCATCTTCATACGCTATATATCCCATGGGTTGTGCCGCTTTTGATGAAAATTTTTCGACAATAACTCCATTTCTGTAGACTGCAAGAGAGCACGGTGATGATATCACGTACTCCAAATCTTCGTCTCTCATCCAATGTTTGAGAATGGATGGTGCTTGTGGGAACTTCTTATCTAATATTTCAACTACTGTAATGTCCAAACCCTTTGGATGTGTAATTTTTAAATCGGCTTCATTCACAACATATTCCTCTCCTCGAAAGAAGATAGATACATTGGTACCGCGGGTTAATAATGTTCGAAATTGATGAAACACTGTAATGAAAAATCGTCCTTCAACAAAAGTTCCTTGTACTGAGAAGCCTTTGATGAGAATAGTAGCACACTGTTTTGGTAAAACTTGATCAACTAGATCTTCCGTCATACGGTCAGATCCTTGAGGTCTAAAGTCAGTGCTTGGTTTTCTCTCTCTGCTTTGTTTTTGTTGCTTTTGTAAATTTCGTTTAATTCTGAATTTTTCATAAGGTGCGTTGCTCTGATATTCAAAGATTTTCTCTGAGAAATCTTCATCTTCCTCTTCGTCCTCAGACATGGTAAGAGTAGATACGAGTCCAACCCCTGCAATTAGAAGTGCAACTAGTGGTATTGCTGCCACTGCTACAACTGCTATTTTGTGTTCTTTGTAAAGTCCTTTGAGTGCTTCTGCCCATGATTTTGCTCTTTCCTGTGTTGCTTTTGCAAAATTTTCTAATCCAATAAGTGCCTTCTGATAAGGTTTTAAAGTCACTCCCTCGGGAATGATTGTATTTCCAGATTGAACGGTAGCTATAGTCGGTAGACTGGTGTGAGTTATGGCGTCTAGCGATATAACTTCCTCTGGTTTATCGGGTTGTTCATGACTTATTGGGATCATTTGTGGTTCTTCTGCTGAAGAAAATAGACTTGTGAACCATCTTGTTTTCTTCATTTGTGCTTTAAACATGAGCTTTTGCTTAAGGTCTGTTACCATTTTCTTTTCCGGTTGTTTCATCAAATACTCAATGATATTTCCTTCTGCATTTCCATATTCCATTAGCTTCTTGGCACACATTTCAACAAATTCTGAATAACCAAATATAGGATTCGGGTTAGAATGTGTAGTTGTAATGCTGAACCATTTTTGGTTTCCTCCTCCTACAGAATAGTCTTTAAGGTCTTGGAATGTGTAACGAGTGTCTGTCCATCCGTTAATATCTGTTTCAACTGGAATAACTTTGAGTACCATATCGAATCTTCTTCTAAAGGCATCTCCACTTTCTAACGTATGGTTCCCGTCAAACTTTGGATCATTTCCTGTAACTATGACAATTCGAGAATCGAAAAATGTTTTTCCTTTGCTTTCAACATCAGGCATTTCAAGAGGATAGCTCTGATTATTTGCAATGTGAATAAATTCTTTCATAGTCTTAGTAATTTTTTCCGTGGTTTTGTCTTGGAATGGATCGTCAAAAATGGTGCATACTTGTCCAAAATAGGCGGACCAGAATGTCTCATCGATATTTCTTAGATACTTAGCATTGGCGGAATAAGACCAGCCAAAGAAGTCACAGAGATCTTTGAGAAGCATATCTGTCAAAACTGATTTGCCTGCATTTGGTAATCCAAGTAGCATAATAACTAGTGGTCGAGGTCTTCCATGGTCTGTCTTACAGTGTTGTACAACTTCTTTGTGCAAAATTTCAATGTGTCTAAATGTTTGCATAAAAAGTTGAACTCTAGCAGATTCCATCTTAAAGTCCTTTGCCGAAGCAGCGAGTGCGTGTCCCATAACATAGCAACCCTCTACTTGCGTTCTGAATTTGGAGTGTTTGATTGAAACTGAGTGATCTTGTCCGAATAATTTGTTAACTTCATTTATCCACTCTGACATTCGTGTCATAACATCAATTTGAACAATATCGGCATCATAGGGATAGCCGTATTTCAGTTCATAAATGTGATTAAGAACATGTTTGAATATCTTGAGTAGGAATTCAGTTAAATCTTTAATAGTCTTGATTGCAGATGCATAACCTTTAAAGACATTAATTCTAAATAAATCTTCTTTCTTAGTATCAGTATCATGAGAAGCAAACATATGTAGGAAAACTTTAGTCATCGCAATGACTCCGTTCTCTGACATTTGTGCTTTAACTCCATCTTCTTTTCCAACTGGAATTGGGGGATTTTCAACTACTGGTGTTGGCTTAGGTGGCTTGATTTTCATAGCCAAAGCGCTTCCTTGAGTTTGAAGATACGTTGCCCATTCCGAAATGATAGGAACTAAAATATCGATAACAGCTGGAGCTATCTGTGCACCAAGAGCAATAAGTAATAAAGCTCTGATTTTGGTCTGATTGGTTTGCACAATAGCTATAATAGTTGCTATCATTGAAATTCCTTGTAACATAAAATCTCTAACTTGTGTAGGTAATGATTTGGCCATACCCGACATCCAAGATTTCATAGATTCCATGTTGTCGTTAAATCGTTTGAATTGTCCATTGAAGTCGTCAATGGCTGGTTTGAATGATGATGTGTTTTCATTAAGCTCTTTGAGTAATCGTGGTGTATCAGTGATTCCGACTTTTTCTTCTTTCTTTTCTTCTTTCTTTGTTTGTTTCTCAAGTTTCTCTTTAACATATCGCATACTATCCATCATTTGTGGTTGTATTCCTTTCTTGGCATCTAGTGCTATATACATTTGGAATAATGCTTGTTGAATATTGAATTTGATAAGTTTTGTAGACATACTTTTAATTTTGCAAATTTTATGTCCGAAGATTGTAAGTGATGATTCTGATTTCTTGAGTGAAGCGACTTCTTGTAAAACAGTTCTAAGAAATTCATCCCGATTTGTAAGATCGATTTTGAGTTCTTGAATCCAAATCTCTAAATGAGTTTTGAGATTGTTTTCATTTCTTAGAACATCTTCATAAAAGACGTGAACTAATTTTTGTGCTTTAGTCCATGGCGGCTCCACGTTGAAATGTAAGATATCATCTTGAGGTGTGAAAATTTCGGTTTCTCGTCGGCCTGATTGGGCACGAAAAGTCAATGGTGTTTCTTGCTTTCCTTCTTTCCCTTTAGTAACTGGTTGAGCTTGTGATTCATTAAGCATTGCTGCAACTATAAATTTGAAGTTCATGAAAGCATCGTTGGATACTTCTCTATTATTTTGTCCTAAAATAGTTGATATAGCAATGTAATCTCTTTGCAGAATAGTCATTAAGTCTCCTTCCACTTCGTCTCTGCTAAAAACAATGTGGTCGTTAAGTGTCTCGAGTAATCGAGATCGTGATTGATGATGATTGATGTCCGTTTTGATTGCTTCTTTACACCAATTAATGAATGCTTCTTTGGATCGTGCATACATAATAGGTCCTGGATTTTCTTCTACTCCTTCTCTTTTGAGTTCTCTTTCCC